TCAGGCAACGCACCAGGCTTGACGCCTTTTAGGTCTGCCGGCAAAGTTACTTTGACGATCGGCCAGTTCTTGGCATTCACTTCTTCTTGGCTCCGCTGAATGCTTCTTTGATTTCTTCGGATGTCAGCTCGCCGTCGACTGATGCTGTTGCGAGTTTCTGCACAACCGCGATGACAGCCATAGCACCAGCCATGATCGCCGACTTAGCAACCGAGATACCGATCACGGCACCTGTGGTGATTGCTGGTAGCGCGTTCGCCAAGAACAGTGAGAACAGTCTTTGAGTCAGGTCAAGGAACTTTGCGATTGTTGGATTTTGCTTAATCATTATTTCTTCCACCATTGTCTTCTCCGTCCTTAGTGAGTACTCCTGCCAAGTGTAGTGCTAGTGATAGGAACGTAAATATCAACGCCCAGTTTTGTACCGTTCCTGACAAAGTCATGATGGTTATGGCTGATGCGCCCAGCGTGAAGCCGAGTGCGAACAATTCATCTTTCAATTTACGGATCATTATCTGTCTCTTCTTCGCAGGCTCGCTCCTACCGCTACCAGTGTATTTGATACGGCGAGCAGAGTTCTACGCTCGCCGACAGGAATCGTCTGACCGACCATCTGGAATGAGTCGAATACGCCTGCAAACACGTTGATTGTTTCTTGGAACTTCTTCTTCACTTTGGTTGGTGCCTCATTTAACACTGCGACTAATTCTTCGGCCACTTCGGCGGTCAGTTCTTCAACCACTATCTCTTCGAATATCGCTTCGGCTTGTTCTTCAGTCACTGCCGCCAACACCTCAGGACTTGACGCGATACTGACCGCCTGCTCGCTGGTGATGTCAGCGGTCAAAACCTGCTGGATTGCTGACAAGATTTGTGCCGGTGGCTGTTCAGCCAACACTTGAAGCATCTGCTCAACCTTGACATTGGTGATCGGTTGGTTCTCAACTATCTCCACTAAGGTCTTCTGTAATGAAAGCTCTGCTTGTTGTTCTTCTATTTGTTGGGTATCTTGTATTTGTTGTTTCGGTACTTCTAGCGGTACTGTTCCGAGAAGAGAAGTCTCAGATCGACTGGGAAGAGTTGAGGAAGGATCGGTTCTAGATGTTTCAGGTTGTGTCGTTCTTGGTGTCCGTTGTGGAATTGTTGTTTCGATTGGTGCTATTACCTGCACAAGTGTTGTTGGCAGTATTGAAGTTGGTGGTGGTGGCAATGTCGTTTCTGGTGGCAGAGTTGACGGCGTTGTTGTCGCTGATGGTTCTGTTCTTTCAGGGAGCATCGTTGTTGTCGATTGTTGGATACTTGGCACTTCTATCGGCTGTCCGACTGTGGTTGAAACTTGCACAGGCGCGCTAGATGTTTGAGTTGGTACAGGACGCGGCTCAGTGGTTGTGGTCGTCATGGGAATCGTTGTGGTGCTGGCTAGTTGAGTTGTTGTTGAAGTTGTGGAAGTTGGCTCAGGAAGGGTTGATGTAGATGAAGTCGTTGTTGTTGAATACTCTGTCGTTGTTGTGGATAGGTTTAGTGTGGTGGTTGTTGTTGAAGTGGATGAAGTCGTAGTCGTGGTGGTCGGTGCTGCCTGAGTAGTAAACGCCGAATCAGGAACGATCTGCCAGCCTGCACCGTTGATACTCCAAGCGAGCATGTAGCAGGCGTTGCCACCACCTTCGAAGAACCATCCGTCAAGTGGGTAGGTGCCTGCTGGTAACGCGAACGAGGTTGCTGTCGACCATGAGCATCCTTTGAAGTTCCATGTGCCGAACTCGGCTGTGTCACCGATCTTCACCGTGCCACCATCGTCAGCTGCGACCATGAAACTGATTGTCTGATTCTCTGGGATTGTGATTGCGCCGGTGTAATGAACCATGAAGTTGTCGTTGCCACATTGCTGGAATGGTTCACCGTCAAAGTTGCGGTTGATGTTGTTTTCTAACTCCGAACCACATTGCGGATATGCGGTATCGGACTTGGTTGGCAGACCAGATATCAGATATCCGACCGCGTTCAATCCTGCGACTGGGTCAGCCTTGGCAGGGTTTGGGAAGAGTGCGAACAGTAAGGCTGGTATAGGTATCAGCCATCGAGTCAAGTTGCGTTTCACTTCGGTTCCATGTTCGGAATACTAATCGTCCGACCAATAAACTACCGATCGGACTTAGAAACAAAACTACCTCGAAGTTAGAAAACAAAGACCCGCTAGTTAGGCGAGTCTGAATCCAGACACCGAAGCATCTGGAGTAGAAACTTTATGGAATGAGAACCCATTCAAGTTGTGCTTCGTTCCACGAATAGTTGCCGTCAGGTTTCGGAGTTGGTGGTTGCCAATCATGGTTGCTGTCGAGCGTCCAGGAAGGATACGGTTGTGGCGCAACAAACACATCGGCAGTGGGATTGTATGCGTACCCAACACCTGGGAATTGTTTGCGGATCCGATTGTTGAAACTGCATTGCACCCATTCTCCACCGAGTAAATCGTGGCAGAACTGTGCGCCTTCCGCTTCGTGATTGTTGTGAACAACAGTTACACGCTGCACTACTCCGTCAAGAATCTCTGCAAAGTGCGCCATCAGAATGTGATGCTTCCGTTACCAGTAAAAGTGTAAACAGTTCCGCTCAATGTTGGCGAACCTGTAGTCGATGCTGCGACTACGCCTGCATCAATAATCACAACACCTGAGCCACCTGCACCTGAAACAGCCCCAAAATTACCGCCACCACCGCCACCGCCTTTATTAACTGCACCTGCGGTTGCCCCACGATTACTAGCACCACCGTTACCGCCACCGCCGTTACCGCCAACATTTAATGTGTCTGTGCCTTGCGATGCACCGCCACCGCCACCCGAATAAAAAATGCTGGAGCCGAAATTAACTGCAACACCTACACCACCGATACCACCTAATTGTCCAACTTGACCATTACCGCCAACAGCACCAGCACCACCACCAGCTCCACCAGCACGATTGCCAGCAGTGCCGTTACCTGTGCCACCAGCAAAACCTTGATTTGCTGTGCCTGTGCCAGCAACACCTGAGTTACCTGAAGCACCGCCTCCGCCACCACCGCCGCCGCTTCCGCCGTTTTGACCTGCTGTAGCACCACCGTCCTCTGTGCCACCGCCACCACCACCAGTGCTTGTAATCGTTGTTATGTTGCTACCAGAAATAGAACTGTTTGTGCCGTTATTGCCAATGCTTGTTCCAGAAATTAAAGCACCACCAGCACCAACAGCAATTGTGTAAGTCACACCACCAGCAACAATAAACGGTGCTTCTAAAGTGCCACCGCCACCAGTATTTGTGACACTGCTACGCAAACCGCCAGCACCACCACCGCCAGCATCAGATTGATTTGCACCGCCTGATGCACCGCCAGCGACAACTAAAAAGTTTGCAAATATCCCGCCTGCGTGTGGTGCGCTTAGAATCTGCACGACTTACGCCTTCAAATTACCGACAGCGATCCATTCGTTCGTGTCGATCTTTAGACAAGTCGCAACGGAGAACTGATCGTTAGTCTTCAACTTTGCACCACTTGAACGAATCGTCACAGTGGCAGCAGGAGTGATTGTCACGGTTGCTGTGCCTGCCTGAAAAATGTTGATCTGGTCGCCGACCGAGAATGCAACTGTTGCGTTCGCTGGAATTGTGAATGCAACCGCGGTGCCTGATGTGAAGTTAATTAACTTGCCTACATCGGTGAGTGCTGCGGTGACTGCGGTGCCTGATTGTGTTACGAGTGCGACGATTGAAGTCGCGAGGATATTAGCGTTCACCGCAGTGAACACATCTCCGCTAATGAAACTTGGTCTTGTTGCCATATTGCTCCTATCCTAGCCCAACATCCACATCGTCAAGTTGGTTTGTGTCAAGTATAAACGCGGCCAAGAGTTTGACTTGACCCAGTTTGAATGATATCCGATGATCCGATGGTGTGATGTCATGCGAGACGGCTTCAATGAACACCGACTCTGTGCGTTCCAAAGGCAGCCCTTGGTCGTACCGTTTCGTTACCTCGATAACATTGCCCACGTCAAGTGTCAGAACAGTCGGCCAGAGTGCCGACCCGCAAGCGTTCAGACTGGTTGAGATCTCATCGAAGCGAATCTTGGGTTCTTGGTATTTGGTGAGGAGGTTCTCAGCCAAGGCTGACCCAGCAGCCAAAGTATCCAAAGGCACATTTGAGAATGACAAAGTTTGCACACCGTACTGAGCTTGACTTGCAGTACCTGATGCGACTTGCGCTGCTGTGCCACCGTCAACATCTATCTGCACTCGGTTGAACAATGTTTCTTGACCGTACGCTACTCCGATCGCCAAGATTGGAATCTCGTTTGAAGCCGTGCCACCGAAGTTGGCGACAGCGGTTGAGAATGTAAATGTGATTCTTTCGTCAAACTAAATTTGGTTTTTACGGTTTGCGAACAGTCTGCCGTCTTCGGCGATGGCAACAGCCTGCAACGCCGACAAAGTATTTGTGTTGTCGGCATAAGCGACCGTGCCACACGTTGCGATGCCTGTTGTGATGTCTCGGAGCGCGGTTGAGAAGTTAACTTCTGGTCTATCCAAGATCGCCGACACACGTTCCGATGTGAGTTGTGATGAAGGGTTGAACGCGGTCAACGCGGTGCGTGACAGTTCGTACAGTGCGTCCGCAGATTGGATTGAAGCGAAGGACAAGTTCGGCTGCTCATAGGTGATGTCAAGGTCTGTGATCGCGCCGACAAACAGTTCTGCTGTGCCAGCAAGAACCTTGATCGCTCGCCTTGGTGCCAAGTCGAATGATCCTTGATACCAGGCTGATGCGGTGTTCGCTGGATCAAACAGTCGTCCAGAAGCACGATCGTCAGCCAATACTCGACAACTGCCAGGTGAGAACTGATCGGTCTGAGAACTGCGACCGCGCTGGATTGCAACCGATAACACATACTCGGTCGCGTCAACAAAGTCGCCTGTGCCGTCAAGTGCAGCTTCGCTGTCAAGAGTTGAAGTGTCAAGAATGAACTGGTTGACAACCTGACCGACATCCAACAGAACCGAATATGCCTGACCCCACTTCAATGTCCTTGCCATAGTTACCTTCTCGGTGCGAAGCCGAGTCGGTCAATCGCGAACGCATCGACCGCTGTGTATTGTTGCAAGAGTTGCACAATCTGGCGACCTGCCTCAACACCGTTCGTGCCGATACCGGTATTCACGACAATCGTGTTGCCACCGCCACCACCAGATGAACCGCCACCAGTTGAACCTCCAGGTGTAGGCACGGTTGGCAAAGTCGGAATCGTCAAATTGGCTCGGCCACTATTCTTCGCCGCTTCAGCGACCTTGGCGATCGCTTCGGCAAGATTCTCGTACGCTTCAGTTTCTCGATCAAGCGCGTCGGTCAAACGCTCCGAAGCGGTTTCTTGTTGTTCTTTCGCTCGGTTGAGTAGATCAAGGAATATGTTGTAGGTTGCCGACCCGACAATCGCACCGCTCACCGCTTCGTTCAATACCGTCTGAGCCTTCGACAATCCAGTGGTTGCTTCATATTGTGCGTCGGTCGCATCAGACACAGCCAACTTCGCTTGAGCCAAACTGATCTCGGCTTCTCGAATCATCTGCGGATTCGACTCAGGATCGGCACGAACCTCGGCAAGTTTCTTCTCAGCATCACGAACAGCAAACACTGATTCTTCGACTCGATACCCAGAGTTCTCTACACCGCGTTGAGCCTTCAGCAGTTCGCGCTGGGCATCCTTGGCTTGTATTGAATCTTTGCCATATCCGTTGATTGCTTGTGTGAAGTTTTCTTGAGCGGTCGTGAGCGCGGTGTTGGCATCGTTCAAAGATTGTTGCGCCTGGACACTTCCCTTCTGCGCGTTTGTGAACGCCTTCTGTGCAGAAGTCGAACCTTTCAACGCATCGGTGTACTTCTCAAACTTCTGTTTGGCTGTCTCAACAGTTTTGGCTGCACCACCTGCCTTGCTGGTAAGACCGGTAAGCGAGTTTGACCAGTCATCTGTTTCTTCTTTGGCTTTCGGCAGGACTTTGGTTCCTAGTCTGTCGGTCTGGTCAATCAATGGAGAGATCTTATTGCCACTCAGATTCAAGGCGGCCGCCGTGTTTGTCACCGATGCTCGCAACCTATCGAATGTTGCAGTGACCTTGTCAGTTCGATCAATGAGCATCTGCTCAACTGTGATGATTCCGTCGCCACCTGTCACCGATGAAGCGATCGCTCGCAACACGTCAATGAATGCGAATGCTGGTTTGAAGAAGTTAACGATTGCTTGTTCAAACTCGATGACTCCGAGAATCATTCTTTCAACAGCGTTAATGACTGTGAACGAGACAGGACCCATTGCGGCGGCGAAGTATTTCACTGCACCAGTCAGACCTTCTTCTTTGAATCCGTCAACTGCGGCTTTCAACGCTGGCAGAATCCGTGTTTGCAAGAACGCGACAATTTTCTCGAATGCGGGCAGAAGTGCGAAACCGATCTCTTCAACTACTTCACCGAATGATGTTTTGAGTATCTTGACACGACCTGAGAAGGTGTCGGCTGCAATCGCTGCTGCACCACCGAACTGTTGCTCCAAAGTTCCGAGAATCAAACTGAAGTCTTTTGACTTCTTTGCGCCTTCGTCGAGCGGGATTCCAAGTCGAGTGAGTGCGCCAATGTTGCCAGTCGCCGCACGACCAAGACCTAAGGTCACTGACTCCAAATCGCGACCTGTGGCTGCGGATACATCGAGGGCAAGATTGAACAGCCGTTGCGATTTTTCTAGATCGCCTGTCGCTCTGGCAAGGTTGCCGAACGCTGGTCGGAGTTCATCGTCGGCAATACCTGTCGCCAACATCGCCTTCTCAATGAATGCTTCCGTGGCTGAGACTTGTGCAATGGTTGCACCAGCTGATCGGATGAGTTGTGCTTCAAGACTTTTCTGTGATGCTTCGTCGGCAGCTGCTGCATAGACCGCGGCTGTCGCTGCACCCGCAACCGCTGTGAACGCACCGAATGCGATTAACGCACCCTTCTTCACAACATCAAACGCATTGCCCAACGAGTTGCCAACTGTTTGAAGTTGACCGATTGTGTCTTGACCTTCTCTGGCAAGTTTCTTGAACGCCGTGATAGCACCGTCTGCGTTGCCGAGAATCTTTACAACGAAAGTGCGTTCACCTGCCATGGTGACGCAATTCTACTCAGTTAACGGACATCCGTTTGCGCAACTCCGCCCACTCACGTTGCATGTCACGATGAATGTCTTGCTGTGTCATACCGTCATATTGCGACAAGTCAACTGGTGCATCCCACCACTTCGGATCCTGCACGATTCGCGCCCACTTGCCACTTCTGGTTTGTCGAGTAGAGCGGATGTTCCGTGTGTTGAAAGTTCGTGTCGGTGCAGCGATGTCGGTGATGGTCGGGTCAATGAACCGCCAACCTGAGTGATGTTTGCGGAATGGTTGACCAGCCTCATGTTGTGGGAGGTAGAAGATACGCGCAGGATCTTTCGTTGCTGGGTCGCCTTTGAGACGGAGCCGAGCGTGTGTCTCATGCCAAACTTCTTCCCAGTTGTCAACCGGCACAGCCTGCTCGAATGGGATGACAACATGCCAGTGAGGATTATCTTCACGATGAGACCAAGTTGTGTAGGCGAAGTGGATATACGATCCGATATCACAATTCTCAAATGCTTCACCGTCAAGGTCGGCAACCAGCGCGTGGATCTCGGTGACACTGGCGTTGCCTCGCGTTGTGCCTTCACGATAGGTGACAGGCGAGTACAGCGAACCATCAGACTTCTTGTCACGTTCTTCATGATTGCCTAGCATTGAAGCAAACTGCATCCAAGATTCGGCGATGGTCTTTGGATAGACAGACTTGACCGATGGGAACCCGACGACTTCAAACATTGTGCAGAACCTCCGACTATCAGGATAGCGAATCCTCAGCCGATTGCAAGCATCAGCCGATGCCTAGATCCTTAACCACGCGGTCCATGCCTTCTAAGTATTGCTTGGCAATCTCATTCTTGCGTTTGCGCACGGTCGGCCAGAAGAAGTACCCAGACTGACCTCTATGCCTCAAGAACTGTTTAGTCTTAGGTGTAGCACCACCACCAAACTCCGCACCGAAGAACACATCGCTTCGGGTCACTGGTTTCTTGCGTCGACTATTCGGACGCGACTTCGAGATGAACGGTTCTTTACCACGCAACGAGATGGTTGGGATGCGGTCATTCTTTGCTCGTAATCCTTTGGCAACTTGTATCGCTTGACTGGCTCGACTAACCGTGCCAGCTTCAACGCGAACTGAACCTTGCAGATCTTTCGCGATTGTGTAAGCGACCTTGCGCATCTCTTTGTTGAACTGCGGAGATGCCTTCGAGAACTTGCGCAAAGTTTCGAACAAGTCTTTGACGACGACCGTGTTGCCTGCGACAGCAGCTTCACCAGCACGACCGAGAGTTCCGCCTGTGTCGCCTGGCAGATTCGGGAATGCTGAGAATGCCATCAGTTGATCCTTTGCGGTGGGTTCATCTTGACACTCTTCCAGCGCAGATAGCCGAGCATCGTGTAGAGCATTCTAGGTGATTCTTGCAGAAGAAGACTTGGCGCGATTGAAGTCTCGCAGGACAAATACGCGATCAGCCAGTGAGCGGAGTTTTCTCCAAAGGGTTGATCACCGCAGATTCGGTTCCAACCTCCACACTCTCAACGGTTTCAATCCATTCTTCAAACTTCATCGCGGTATTCTTCGTGCGCTTCGTTGCGTGCCACGCCAACCATGCAAGGTCGGTGAGCCGTAGTTCTGTTTGGAAGTTTGCGACAGAACGATTCTTCTCGTTCTCAAATGCGATGAAGTCGGCGAACTGCGCAGACACTTTCGTTGTGACGGCGTCCAGCGTTGTTACTTCTAGATTGATTTTCATTCTTACCTCCTGATTGTTTACTTAAGAACTATGCGATTGCTTTCGTGATCGTTCCGCTAATTGGCCACGTTACGTCGGCTGTGTTTAGCTCGCCGACCGCGCCGTTGACCAAACTAAACTCTGTGCAAAGTACGCTGAAAGTGTAATGAGGTGTAGCGGTTGATGCAGCGGCTGTGCCAGCTGGTTTCACAATCATCGTGACAGCGGTTGAACCGATCAATGGTTGAATCAATCCGTCAATCGCGTTGTAGTCGTTCATCAATGAGAGTGTCACTGAGTTGTCAATCAAGCCTGACACGCGGGTCACTGCGCCACCACTGCCGAAAGAAGTTGTTGGTACCTCTGCTGCTGACGTGCTTAGGGTTACTGCTGCCACGTTCGCTGTGATGTCTGTGCCATTCAAAGAAACATTCGAGTTAAGAAGGACTAACTTTGCCATGATTATTTATCTCCTGCCGTTTCGGCTTTTGAGGTTGGTTTATCTGCGACCAAGACAATGCGACCCGATTGCACTAGTGAGTCTAGATGATCAACATCCGCGCCATCAATAGTGGCTGGATATTGTTTACCGAGAACAGTGAAGCCCTCAACTACCTGATACTTTGCCATGACCTAAGCGTACACCACGACCCGAAAGTCAACAGTCAGATAGGTCGTGTCGTTCGCGTCAACGGTTGAGATGTTGGATGCCTCCTCCACGATCAGAGTCTGGGCATATCCGCCGAGTGTCTGGTCGGCTTCGATGGCGGCACGAATCCCGCGTTCGTAAGACAGATAAGTGTCGAGCAGGTTCTGCGATGTGCGTTCAGCTGCGCGTCCGACGATCACACTGACGGTGAAGACATGTGTGACAAGTCCTCTGCCCATCGCGCCGTGGTAGGTGATTGATTCAAGTGTCGGCCATGCAAGACCGCCGACCGAAGGGTTCACTTGGTCGGGTTGTTGTGCGAATGCGCGAAGGTTCGTGATTGTTGCGAGACGAGTCTGCAATCCTGTTTTAAGTTCGGTGACTGTTGCGGTCATGCAAACATTCGCATCCGGCGATAAGGCTCGACAAGTTGTGCGACGTCTGGGTCGAGTGCGCGTGTCACTCGTATGGCGCCTAGATCGCCGAATCCGGCTACGCCCAGCGGGCTGTCGTATCTCTTAAAAATTCTTGATGCCTGAATGATCACCGCTTGTGTAATCGGCTCAGGCACAGACGGCCAACCATATACAGCGGTCAGTTGCACTAATGCTTCTTCACCGTAGTTCGCATTCAAGGTTGGGAATAAGAAGTCGCCGACTGCGCGGATGCGTGTGAACGGAACAGTCAAGCCGTCAAGGATTCCGTTGACTGGTTCTAGTTGGTAGTCGAGTGGTGTGAATGTGACATCGAAGTTGCCGTCAGCCTGTGTTGAAGTTTTGAGTGTGAGTGCAGTCCCAGCGATGTCATCGATCTCGCACACAAACTCATCACCAGCGGTGAACACTCTTGTCGTCGCGGATCCGTATTGCCAGAACTGTCGGTTGGCGTAGCCATCAATCAGTCGACTGGCTGCACCGGCACAGTTGTCAATCAATTCGTCGTCTTGTGTGTCGGCTGTGCCGATTCGAAGTGCAGCCTTGATTTGGTTGCGTGTGGCGTAGCCGTTGGTGATTGCCATAGTTCCTTATCTTACTTCAAGATCTGTGGTGGGAACTCTACTCCAGGCACAACTTCATGTTCTCGCAAGATCGCTCGCATCTGCTCACATTGAAGTTCGCCGTTTGCCTCCGGGCAATCGAATATGAATCTGGTCGGCGAATATGATCGCCACACGGATTGCCTCTGAACGCAACTTTGTAGCCAAGTTTCTTGATCTCCATCCACTGAATCCAATCATTCCAAACGACTTGTCGGAATGGGATTGACCAAAGAACTGACCGACGAATCAAGATTGAACCAAGCATCGGGTTGTTAGATATGTTCAGAATCTGATTGAAGCCTTCTTCGGATGCAGCCCAAAGTTGTCCATCTTGCATCCATGGATTAGAGATAATCTTCACATCATCATCAACATCGGTCAGACCGTCAAGCGCGTCTGGGAACCAGATGTCGTCCATGCCGACAGGCATCACCCATTCAGATCTTGCAGTAAACATCGTGTCATTCCACGAATCCCACTTCTTGTCAGGTTGAACAATCTCAACCCAATGCTTCGGCAGATTCAAAGGCACAGGTGAAGACACAATCACCTCATCAGGTTCCGTGTTCAAGTTCTCCATCTGCTCAACGAACTGTCCACCGAACCGATCCCAGAAGTCGCCCCAAACTGTGACACACACAGCGATGCTCATCTCAATCCCAACTCAGATCTAGTCGGCGTTGCAGATCCCATTGACCTGCATCAAGTCGTGCGTTGCGAAGTTTGAACAGTTCAAGATTCGCTCCAAAGGTTTGCGCGTTCTTGCCTTGAAACGAAACATCGGACAGAAGTGTTGACGAGTTGTCGTGCATGATGATGTCTCGCAACTCGGTTGGTGTGTAGCCGAGACGAACGGCGCGACGCTCAAAGTCGTTGTCTTCAAAGTATGCAGGATGAAACGCTTCGCAGAACAGTCCGACATCTTTGACAACTTCGGATCCGATCCACGCGCAAGCCCATCGCGGATCACCTGTCAGAAGTATTCGATCAGGATCACATTCTTGCCAGAACTGTTCAAGTTTGTCTGGCATGAACCAGGCGTCCGAGTTGAGAAGAATCCAACCCGATGCGAACGGTGTCATCTTGATACCGAGATTCCATGATGTCGCAACACCGAGATTGGTAGGCATGTCCATGATGTAGGTCTTGCCGTGACGACTATGTCGTGGCATCATCAAACAGTCCTGCTCGATCTTGCCTCCGTTGTCGATGATGATGATCTTTTCAACTGGGAAGTCGAGCGAATCAATGCACCGTTCAAGTAGGTCGTATCGATTAAGGACTGGAATGATTACGACCGGCACCATGCGGACAACTCCTTCATCGTTGGCTTCCAATGCTGCTCAAATACCGTGTCGGCTCCATACCCTTGCGCATGGGCAATAGCCTGCTCAGAACGCCCTCTAGGCGCGTCATACGCCGATTTGAGAGCATTCACGATGTCAGGCACGGACGGTGTAAAGAACCATGACTTCTGAGCCGCATCCCACCAAGGCTGACCTTCAACCGTCCAGCCGTCACCGACCAGCTCAGGTTGCGCAGTGAAGTTCGAAACAATCACTCGACATCCGCACGCTTGCGCCTCGATCACTGGGATCCCGAACCCTTCGCCCATACTGCAAGCCAACAGAACATCTGACGCGGTGTACATTGCAGCCATCAGATTCTGTGGCATACCGTGCCGATACGCATACTGATCAACGATCTTGTATTTGTCTGAACTGACTCCGCAAGCGTCAAGAAGTTGAATCAGATTGATACCAGACATCGCACCCATCGGTTCGGTGTAGAGATACAGAACAGCATCAGGATGATCTTTCGCAA